ATGATAAGGGATTAGATCGATACTATGGGCTGTTGGAGTTGGCAGAGAAGTATGAAATCTTTAAGAAGGTGAGTACAAGGTTTGAGATGCCTGATGGAAGTAAGCAGTTTGGTAAAGAGATTCTTTCTAATCCGACTAAATATTTCACTGAAGATATTATGCACAAGTTAGACTTGGCATGTGAAACTGAATTTAAGTATGGTGGTTCTAGTAATGAGTCTGATTAAAAAATGACTAATACCGATATAGATTTCTGGTGCAGGGCATACGATGATTTTCTTTCTCCTTCAGATTGCGAAGAATATATTGAGAAGTATGAAGAGACTTTGCGAGTTGATGAGGAGAAATGGAAGCAACTAAGCGTATGCTTCACGAAGGATGGCAGTAAAAATCCTACATGTGGTAACTGTGGTTGTGACCGTCTTGGTCCTATGGAGTTTGACAGATTTAGTCATCTTAATCAAACTCTGATATACAAGTGGCAAGAATCTGTCTCAAAGTATGCGAAAGACTGCAATATGCATAAGTCTCAATGGCCAAATGATTTGGGATGGGAAGAGCTGAGAATTAAAAGGTTTCGAGTTAATGAGGAAGAGAATCATGGGCTCGAAGATCATGTCGATATTTATTCTCATGCTCATGCAAAAAGAATTCTGTGTTTGATGGTCTATCTTAATGATGACTTTGAAGATGGAGAAACATATTTTCCATTGTTTGATGCAAAAGTAAAACCAAAACAGGGACGATTGTTTATATTTCCACCTACATGGAACTACATTCATAGAGGTATACCCCCTCGTAGCCCATCTAAAAGAGGTGCTAAGTACTTTATAATGACTCACCTAAACTATATGGATTTGAGTGTTGTTAATGACGGAACCCAATTCACTGAACGAGAGGCTCCAGCATATGATCCAAACACAAAGAAGATGACAAAGGAGCAACTGTCGTGGCCCAAGAATTAAATTTCTATACAAGACTTTATGACAATTTCTTGGATGATGAAATGTGTGATGCTTATGTTGCAGCATTTGAAGAGACTATGGAGAAAGATGCTGAAGTGGTAAAGAATACAAGTATCTGCACTGGTCCTGTTCGTCCTGATGGTCATCAGATTTGTGGTACATGTAATTGTCAAAGAATGAACCCAATGGGGTTTGATAGGTTCGACCATTTAAACAAACTGGCAATGAAAAGTTTTATGGACGTTATGGAAAAATATCGTGTGGACACAATGATTCAAGATTGTCAGTGGCCAAATGATATATTATGGGAAGAGTTTCGCATGAAACGATTCCTTGTTGGAGATGGTACTGCGCCTGCCGAGCAGTTTAAAAATCATGTAGATACAACATCTCATGCTGCTGCAAAAAGAATACTCATTTTTATGGTTTATTTGAATGATGATTTCAATGGTGGCGAAACTGTGTTTCCTCATTATAATGATTCAGTCAAGCCCAAAAAAGGTAGCATTTTAATATGGCCGCCACTGTGGATGTATTTGCATAGAGGTAATCCAGTACTTGCACCTGGCTTTGCAAAATACTTTTTAATGACATACTTGAATTATGAACCAATCAAATAGTGAGCAAACAAATGGCTAATGCAGAACAGAGAAACTTATATACTGCCGATTATATTGTAGGACAGATGCCAGAGATTGATACGAAGGCTATTGCCAAGATGGTTCTAAAGAATCATGCAGAAAAGAAAATGATGCATCCAGACCCCAATAATATTCGGGGAGAAGATGTTCGTATTGATTTTGATAAAAATATCGAAAGGATCAGTAAAGAACTTATTAAACAATATAATTTTGCATCAAACGGTACAAGACAAATAGCATTATGTTGTGACACTCCCGACCCTAGATTTCATAAGGACAAGAACGAATCTTATTGGGCAATTGTTCATGAGAGAGGAGACACTACTGTATTGCATAGTCATGAGAACCCTAAGAAATATGAAGTGGGTCCACACATTAGTGCTGCGTTCTGGATTCAAGTCCCAGAGAACAGTGGCGATTTTGTTTTTCAATACAAGCCAAACCCGTACATGGTTTCTGAAACTACACTCAAATCAACAGAGGGATGTTTTTTAATGTTTGATAGTACTTTGAAACATCGTGTGACAGAGAACTTGAGTAATGGCCAAAGAATTGTTGTGAGTATGAACTTTAATATTATTTAAGGAAAAAGATTATGATTGGTGAAATGGTAAAATTTAGAGACTATTGTGATGAGATTTTTACTGCTAAGGTAGTTGGAGTATTTTCTGATAAGTTTGATGTGGTGAAGTTTGAAAATACTACACCTTATTATTGGTCAAAGAAAACTAAGAGTTATCGATCCGTTAAAGAAAAAGACTTGGAATCTGTTTTTTTAGAGGTTGAATCGTCAAGGGGAAAAACAGATTATATTCTTATTAAAGAAGCACTTTCCTAAATATTAAACTATGATTAAATATAAAGTTATCCAAACTTCTATGAACTGTCTATTTGACAATCTCACAGAAGAAGAGGCCTCTTATGCTCTTGCTAACTTGATCAACAAGGGTGAAGAAGGTTGTTCTGTTGAGTCTTATGAATGGATTCCCTCGGAATCTAAACGATTGGGGCGTGATCCTGATTTACATTAACCCTTATAAATAGTCTGTATAAATGTATACAGAGGGTTAAAATGGTTTCAAATGATTTTATGGGTATCGACGGTTTCCGTTGGTTCATGGGTGTTGTAGAAGACCGTCATGATCCAGAGAAAGCTAGTCGGGTTCGGGTTCGTTGTTTTGGTTATCATGATGATGACTTAGAAAAGATTCCAACTGAGGATTTACCTTGGGCACAAGTTATGGCTCCAACGGACAGTCCTTCTATGGCTGGAATGGGAAACACTCCACATTTTCTTGTCGAGGGTTCGCATGTGTTTGGATTTTTTCTGGACGCAAACTCTATGCAGCGCCCAATGGTTCTTGGATCAATTCCTGGCAAACCAATTGATCCAGCCAATCCAGAAAAGGGTTTTAGTGATCCAAACGGACGTTTTCCAAAAACTTTAAACGAACCAGATACAAATAGATTAGTTCGTGGCGCAATTAGTGAACAACATCCTTCTCTCCTTAAAAGACGAGGAATGCAACAAACTGAAGTTCCTCTTTCAACAAAACCATTTTTTGCAATGGGCGTTCAACCGGGCGTAACAGAGGACATAAGAAAAACATGGAATGAACCATCTGCAAAAGGTGGCAGTCCATCACGATATCCGTTTAACCATGTGCATGAAAGTGAATCAGGACACATTCATGAAATAGATGATACTCCCGGCGGCGCAAGATTATTGCAACAGCATATTACTGGAACATTCGCCGAGATACATCCTACAGGAGATAAGGTTGTAAAGGTTGTTGGCAAAAACTACGAGATTGTTATATCAGACAGTAACATACTGATAGAAGGTGACCTTAATGTAACTGTCAATGGTAATAAGAATGAACTTATTAAAGGTGATTATGTTCTAGAGATTGAGGGTGATTCATATACTAAGATTCACAAGAACCAAAGAATACGAGTTGGTGTGAGAGGAGAGAAAGCAGGCGGTGGTAATCGTGAGGAAGAGATTCTAGGAAGTCACGCTTTTGATGTAAGACAAGCAGTCAAAGGTAGAGTTGGTAGTGCAAAAGCTGGCGCAAGGGATTTTGATATTACAATCGGTGGTAACGAATCAAGAATAGTTGGTGGTAACTTTGATTTGAATGTTACAAAGAATCTTACACAAATATCTTTGGCTAATATATTGATAAATGCAACAGATAATATGTCACTGAAGACAGTTGGCAAACCGGCTACCGTTGATGAAGACGGCGGCGCTATCGCAGCCACAGGAATTGTCGCAATCGGTGCTGGACTTAATGTAAATATTCGATCATCTGCTGAAATGAAAATTAAATCTGGTGGTGCATACAAACTTCAATCAGTGGGTGCTGCTAATGAAACATTCGACTCAACATATCGTGTGGATTATAAAGGATTAAATGAGTTCGATCATAGTGGCGATAGAAGAATTATGGTTGGCGCAAATACTTTTGCTAGACACGCAGCTGGTGTTGATCATTCTTGTTCTACTGATCCATCTAGAACATCTGATCAAGATTGCACTGATCCAACAGCACCAGCGTTGCCATAGGAGAAATGGATGGTTGATTTTTCAGTTCCAAATCTATGTGGAGCAAGTGAACAATTCAATAAACTTTCAAGCCAATTTGCTGGCATTAAAGACTCACTTCAAGGTCAACTAGAAGGTGAGATTGATGCTTTAAAAAGCGAACTGACAGCATCCTTGTCTGTTTTAGAAGCAGACATAAAAGGATTAATTCCAGAACTACCATCAATTCCAGATATTAGTTTCATATCAGAAATACAAAATTTAGCAGCATTGCCATCCGGTGGTCTTTCAGGCTTATCTGCATTAGCAAATATTCAATCTCAATTTGGCTCTGCGTTATCTGGGGCTGGTTTTTCTTTGGATAGTCTTGTAGGCGATGCAACAGCGGCTTTCTCTGGTGGTGTTGATTTGTGTGGCGGTGGCCTTCCTAATTTTGTAATCGGACCAAACGGTTTACCAACTTTAAAACCAGAAGATGCTGGCATGCCAGATACAGACCCAAAGCGTTTGGATGAAGATGATGATATTGAAGGAGAAGCAGCGTCTTCACTTTTGACACCAGCCGCTGAGATATCATCTGTAAATGCACTAATAGAAGCTGCAGCTAGTAATGCAGCTTCAAATTATCAAGAGCAAACTGCAAAGATTAGGGCTGTCATTTCATCTGAAACAGGTGAAATTAGTAACAAGACTAAAGAAGAATTTGATAAAGCAGATGCTGTTGCTGAGACTGCGGCTATAAAAGCAAAAGTTCCAGCTAATCCACAAACTGCAAAAGTAAAAGATGCGGTATTAACGAATAAAACTTTACCACCTAAAGAACCTGTTATTAAACCAGTTGATTTGACGGCAGACGAGCAAGCTGAAATAGAGGCATTAAGAGTTCTTCAAGATGATATAAGTGATCTTGAAAATGAGATGATGAGTGAATTTGAAAGATTGTCCCACCTTCTTCTTAAATATACAAAAAAGTTTCCTCAGAATATAACAGCTGACGGAAAAAGAAAAGTTATCTTAGACAGGAAAAAAAGAGCATCGCCGCCTGGGAGAACAGCTCCAAGACCACTTACGATCAAAGGCTTTCATGAGTATTATAGAGGTCAAGTTAACGCAAAGAAAAAAAGCTTTAAAGAATTAAATATCAGAATTGATAGAAGAAGAGATTTGATATTAACAGGTAAATCGACAGAAAGAGCTTTAAGGGAAGGCACGTCTTTAGTTAGGACGACCAGCGCACAAAATGTAAAAACACTTGAGGATATCTTTGAGCGAATTAAAAATGAGAGACCAATTAACACTGTTTTAACTTTGCTTGAGTTAATAGATTTTTTGGATGACGCTTATGTTCTTGCTGAGAAAACCTATACGGTGGCATTGGACGCACCAGCGTCGTCAGGTCTTACAATTGTATCAGTCAGAGACTTAGGGTTTGTTAAACAGTTTAGACTTAGTGACGGACGTGAAGTTAGTGAAAATCAACTAGCTGGTCTGGGTTTGTCCCCATCATGATAATAAAAAAATTAGTCACTCTAAAAATATTGTATTGGATGCCAGATTATAATAATGTTCTGCAACAATTTACTTGGCAGACAAAAGATATAGTTCCAGAGTATCCAAGAGTGCATAAATTTTTAAACTATTGGCATGAGGAGATTGATGCGGTAATATCAGAGGTTCAGATTGCTCATAGTGACAATCACGAATATAGACCAATAATAGAAGAGTTTCGTTATTAAAAGAAGTAAATAATATTTATTTTGTTCTTATAAATAAATGAAGGAGTAACCATGTCAGGATTTACAGATGCACAGGGACAAAATGATATATCACGCAATGTGCGTCAGTACCGTGACCTCGACCTTTTCTTTGGTAGAAAGCCCGTCAGTGGCGATGTTAATATTCTTACAGATGTAAATAACATTAAAAGAGCAGTTAGAAATTTAGTGTTAACTAATATATATGAGAAACCCTTTCATCCAGAAATAGGTTCGGGTGTGAGGGACATGTTATTCGAGAATATGACTCCTTTGACATCTATAATTTTAAGTAAGAAGGTAGAAGAAGTAATTGAAAATTTTGAACCAAGAGTTCGATTGATGAGCGTATCAGCAAGACCAGATTTGGATCGAAATATTTATGAAATGACAATTGAGTTTTTTATTAAGAATGCTCCCACAGAACTTGTAACAGTAGATGTATTTCTAGAGAGATTACGATAATGGCAACAAATGATAAAAGATTAATTGTTTCAGAATTTGACTTTGATGATGTTAAATCAAACTTAAAAACTTTCTTACAAGCACAAACAGAATTTACAGATTATGATTTTGAGGGCTCTGGTATCAGTGTCCTTTTAGATGTTTTAGCTTATAACACTCACTATCTTGGTTTTAATATGAACATGCTTGCAAATGAGATGTTCCTTGATAGTTCCTCACTTCGTTCAAGTGTGGTATCACATGCAAAAACTTTGGGGTATGAAGTAGCATCTGTTCGATCTGCAAAAGCAGAGATTGATGTTATACTATTTGACTCAGTAAAGACAACTGGAACTCTTTCTGCTGGAACAGTTTTTACCTCATCTGTTAATGATGTTGAATTTCAATTTGTTCCTATAACTGACTTTACTGCCACTAATAGCGGTTCTCAAATTTCATTTCTTAATATTCCTGTTTATGAAGGAACATTTGTAACTACAAGAATTACAGTTGATGTAGACGATGTAGCACAAAGGTTTGTTATTCCAGACAACAGAACAGATACTAACACTTTAATTGTTGAAGTAGAAAATTCTTCTGCTGATTCTACATCTACAACATATACAAAAACAACTGACATATCACAGGTCACTTCAACAAGTGCTAACTATTTTATTCAAGAAGTTGAGAATGGAAAGCATGAGATATATTTTGGTGATGGTGTGATTGGTAAAAGACTATCAGATGGAAATGTAGTTGTCATGACTTATGTTGTGACAAATGGAACATCTGCAAACACTGCGGCTGCATTTACAAATGCTGCCGTAATTGATACTGTGATTGATGTATCTGTTTCAACTGTCAGTTCAGCTAGTGGCGGAGCAGTTGCAGAAAGTATTAATTCCATTAAATTTAATGCGCCTCTAACTTTTGCTTCACAAGGTCGTTGTGTTACTGCTGACGATTATACGACTTTTGTAAAAAGATTTTTTCCAAACACACAATCCGTATCTATCTTTGGTGGAGAAAATGGTTCTTTTGATGATACCGTTGGTGTTGTTAGTACACCAGAATATGGAAAAGTGTTTATATCAGTTAAATCAACAACAGGAAATAATCTGACAGACTCAGAAAAAAGAACATTGGTAAACAACCTTGCTCCATTTACTGTTGCCTCTATTACTCCAGTTATTGTTGACCCAGAGACACTATTTCTTATTTTAGAGGTTAATGCTAAATTTAATTCTTCTCTTACCACAGAAACATCAAATTCATTATCAACTGCTATATCAACAACACTTATAAACTTCAATAATAGTGAGTTAAAACAATTTAATAGCGTATTCCGTCATTCTAAAGTTGTGGGACTTATTGATGATACGGATAAATCAATTACTGGTAATATAACAAAGATTACAATGGCAAAATTTTTTACTCCTACTCTTATAACTTCTGTTGGTTATACAATTAATTTCAATAATGCTGTCTTTCATCCTCATGAGGGTCATAATGGTGCGAATGGCGGCGTTGTTGCATCAACTGGATTTAAAATAAGTGGCGATACTGTTAATGAAGTTTTCTTTGATGATGATGGTAGTGGTAATATTAGAAGTTTTATTATTTTGGCTGGTCTTAGAAATTATGTAGACCTTTCTGCTGGAAATATTAATTATATTACTGGTGAAATAAAAATTAATCCTATTAATATTATCTCAATATCAGATATTGATGGGTCTGCTTCAACTCAAATAAGAATAACAATAACTCCAGATTCCCAAGATATTATTCCAGTTAGAAATCAGATTCTTGAGTTTGATTTAGTAAACACTGTTGTATCGGTATTAATTGATACTGTATCTACAGGCTCCGGTTCAACCACATCTGCTGCCGGTGGAAGTGCCACATCTTCTACGGCCCCAATTTCGAGTTATTAAAAATGGCACCTTTCGATAATCCACCTTCTGATACACTTACAACGAAAATCTCACCGTTGATTGATGGGCAATTGCCCGATTACGTTAGAGATGAAAATCCTGTATTTTCTAAATTTATTAAATATTATTATGAGTATCTAGAAGCTGGTGAATTAATCGTAACATCAATTGTTGATAATGTTCTTTTGGAGGTTGAAACACCTTCATTTCTTTTATCACACGATGACACTCAAATTGTATATGAAGATTCTGATGGAAAATTTTCTGTTGGAGAAGTTATAACGGGACAAACATCAAAAGCAACTGCTACAATTTTAATTGATGATTTACGAAATGGTCGAATGTTCATTTCTGCCCAACAACAATTCATTACAGGCGAAACGATTGTGGGTGCAACCTCTGCTGCAGAAGGTGTAATTACGAGGTATAGGGGTAATCCAGTACAGAATATTCAGCAACTATTGGCTTATGCTGATGTTGATGGAACAATACATGATTTCTTAGATCAATTGAGTGTTTCTTTTATGAATGCTATTCCAAAGAAATTGGCAGCAGGAATAGACAAAAGAAATCTTTTTAAGAACATTCGTGAATTATATAGAACAAAAGGAACAAGTGAGAGTTTTAAACTCTTTATTAGAATTTTACTAAACTTAGATTCTGAAATTGTTTATCCTAGAAAATTTATGATGAGAGCTTCTGACGGTGAATGGAGCAGAAGTGAAGTTATGAGAACTACTCCATTATTTTCATCAATCGGAAGTGAATTAGTCAGTCAGAAAATAACTGGACTAACATCTGGTGCTACAGCTGTAATTGAGTCTTCAAATTCTCTTACTCAAGGTGGAGTTAATGTAACAGAATTTATAGTTTCATTTAGGAACGGAGATTTTATTGCAGGAGAGACTATACGAGGAATTTCAGTTACTAGAGATGTTATACAAGAATTTACAATTTTAAATATTGTATCGGCAGCTACAATAACAAATGACGGTATTCTATATTCAGCAAAAGATACATCAACTATTAACATTGATTTTGGTAACGGATCGGCTACTGCTGAAATTGAGAGCGTCAAAACTGGTTCAGTTAGTGGTGTGATTGTTGATGATGTTGGTGCTGGATTTAAGGTTGGTGATCCTCTTGTATTTGCAAGTACAGAGTCGAATATTTCTCTTCCCGCTGGATTTGTTTCGGTGGTTGATGGTGCAATAACTCTAAACGGAACCGATGATATTTCAACTGATGCCGGTGATTTTCTTGTATATGAAGATGCCACAACAGAGCATTTAGAAACTTTTAGTTTTGAATTAGAATCTGGATTACGAGATGAAGCAACTGCTATTATAAATGGTTCGGTAAGTAATTCTACCACACTAATATTAGACAATAATATTGGAACTATAACTTTAAATATGGTTGTTTATGGTGGTGGTATTGGCGAGGGTGTTACAGTTACAGCCATCACTTCACAGAACAATATAACAGTTAGTTCTAAACTTACTTTATCGGATAATGTTGCTATTAGATTTGTAGAAGCTGCTGGTGTATTGAGGACAGAAACCGGCAACGCAACTGCTACTGATATGGGTCACAATTTTATAAGTGAATTCTTGCCACGCCCTGTTGCTGACACATATACAACTGGCGCTGATCAAATGGTTCTTGAAGATGCAACTGTTGATCTTGGTGAAATAACAAGAATTCATCTTACGAATAATGGCAATGGGTTCAAGAAACTTCCCACTATTACTCTAAATCCAAATATAGGGACCGTGATGTTGAAAACCACGGGAGCTTATAAAACTATATCAACTGCTGCTTTAATTTCAACCACAACTGATATTGGTGCAATAGATGAAATACTAATAACAGATGGTGGTGCAAATTATTCCACAACTGAACTTCCAGATACAATTCTACAAGCTAATTTTGTACTCAAAGATGTAAGTGGAACATTTGTAACAGATGCGGCACTAACAACTCATACTGGTATTGTTAAATCTTTTGACGTTGATACACAAGTTCTTCAAACTACTTTAGAAGATGTGGTGAGAACTACATTAGAAACTACTGATGCTATTCCGATAGGACTGGAAGATAGTATTGCTTCCACAGAGGACTATATTACAATTTCTGGTGGTGGAACTGAAGATGGTTTCTATGATGAAGGATTTCCTCACGATGGATTTGCTGATGAAACAGATAATGAACCATTTGTATTGAATGCAACAGAATTAACTGGTGATGCATTTCTTGCGCTCGAAGGTGATACTGATGGAATTTTTCGCACAGAGCCAAACACATTTATTGAAAAAACATATCTTGAACTTGAGGATGAAACTGGAGTTATAGTTGGAGAAGATGCTGAAGAAACATCTCAAAAATTTATTAGAGAGTTTCCAAGAGGAAGACAACCAGCTAGGACTTGGTTAGACAAAGTTGATTTTATAGCTGGCAGACAAATTTCAGCAACAGAGTTCGGTCCCTCAAGAATAACTCCAACGAGTTTTTACTTAGATGACCAATCGTGGAAAGATACTTTTGGAGTTTTTGTCCCTTCATTAACTCATAAAGCAAATGCAACTGCAATCACTGATGGTATAACTGCCACAGAAAATGTTACATTGGACAATAACTCTGGAACCATAGATGAAGGAATGGTTGTTACTGGTACTGTTGCAACAGCTGCTGTATCTGGTTCAACAGTCAATGGTTTTAATATAACAGTAATAGTTTCTGGTGGTACAATTCAAGCAGGATTGATAGTTGAAGGAACTGGAATTCCAGTAGGCACTCTTGTTGCAACAGTAACATCTGCTGTTATATTTACTTTAAATACTCAAGTAAGTTTATCTGATTCAACGGCACTTACATTTAAACTTCCATCAAATGTGACTGTTACTGATGTTACTTCACAGACAAGTATTGCAATAAGCTCTGCAATTACTTTTGCAGATAATACTTCCCTATCATTTGAAAGTGCATCAACAAATGGACCATTTATTAAAGGTGAAGAAATAACTGGGGGAACCTCTGGAGCAACGGCACTTATATTAGACCCTGCCGGAGATTTAAAATTTATTTCAAGTAACAATATAGATTTTGCTATAGGAGAAACAATTACTGGAGAGTCAAAAGTAGATAGTGATGGAAATATTGTTACTGCTGCATCAGTAATTCAAACCCTTGGTCAAGAGTTTATTTTATCACCAGAATCAGTATGGACAGAATTTGATATTGAAGTTATATCACAAAAGAATGCACCTATACTTGAAGATGAATCTAGTGCGGTAATTTTCAGTAATGAGTCTGAAGAAATAGTTTTGGAAACTGCTGGGCGTTTTAGGAATGTTGTTATTGAATCAGACCATTTAGTCTTGGATGGAACTGATGAAATTCTTAATGATGATCCTACTGTAGCTGGATTTTCTACTGTTAGAACAAATGCTGGTGGATTTATTGTTGAAGAAACAAGTGGTGATATAATAACTCTTGAAAGTGATGGTGACTCCTTTATTACTGGGTTTAGTGATAAAAGCACTTTTGACTTCTATGATGGTCAGAACTTTGGATTAATTTTAGACGGCGATTTTGACGATAGAGGAAAGATTCTTTTAGATGGTACTGATACTGATGGGTTGAATGCTGGTTCTGAAATGATTGATGAGAGTAGTAATGCAGGTGGTGTGGCTTCTTTTGGTGTACTTGAACTGGAAGAGGGTGGAGTTTTTCTTGGTGAGATTGATCCAGAGACAGGAGTTTTTGCTTTAGATGGAACAGATTCTTCCTCTACCCACGCTGGTAGTAGTGTCATCCATGAAGTTGATGGGATAGATTTCTCTGCTGGAACTACTGTTATTACTGCTTCTGGTGGGTTCACAGGAACTATTGTGAATGCTGATGTTGCAAAGGCAACCTCAGTTGTTAATTTTGTAAGAGATGATATTTCTGGTTATGGTAATAATATCGAAAGTATACTTGGTGAAGATTTGAATAGACTACAAGATTCTTTCTTCTATCAACAATTTTCATATGAAATTCAAACGGGTGCAGGGGCAAATGAATATATTAACGAATTGAAGAAAGCTGTTCATCCATCTGGATTTGCAGTATTTGGTAAGGTTAGTATTGCTACACCATTAGAAGGGCCTATGACATTATCATCATTGACTGATGCGATATCTATATCAGCATTTTCTGGTGATCCAGATTTCTTTAGATTCATTCGTAGGTCGCTGGGAACTATGGAGTTGCAAGCTGGTGCACAAGGTGATGTTATAATCTTAGAAGATTCTGAAAGTGCTGGTGAAGTTTTCTCCATATTTGAAGATGATGGATATATCTTAGAGGAAATTGGAACATCAAATATATTTGAAAGTGAATTTGTTGTCCAGTTGGAAAGTAATGATATAAACTCAGGCATAAATGAAAAAATATTGACTGAAGATGACTTCCATGTCAGTGGGTTTTCTGCAAGTGTAGTAGAAGAATCTTTTAATCTAATTCTTGATGGAACACAGGACGGACTTGCTTTTCAAGACTCTAAAAATGCTGGAGAAGATTTACTTGATGAATCTGGTTTTCCGTTTAGATTGGAGACTGCACTTGAGAGAAACACAACAAGTAGATTTTTGGTACACTCTGTGGGTGGTAATGATACTGCACTTATACTTGAGAATGGTGGTTTCTTTTTATCAGAGACTTCATCAACATCAGGTAGCATACAACCATATAGTAGATATCCAGTAGATTTACCAACTACTCATACATCATTGTCAACTGGTAGTTCTTTGGTTAAAAATCAAACAAACTCTGATGTATCTTTGATAAGAAAAATGGGTATCACTTTACCAACAGAATCGTTTGGTAATACTTCGCACTCATTTGGTTTAATAAGGTTGGGTGAAAATCCATTTGGTACGGAAAGAACCAGAGTTGAAACAGAATTGGGTACTATTGCAAGCAAAGCAGCTCAAGAGGCTCATCAGGTTGCCATAATTTCAATTTCACACCAAGATAGCGAGTTTGGCGAAGCTTGGACTGGTGAACTTATTATGGAAGACTCGAATGATGGTATTGTAATAAATGAAATCACCAAAGTTCAATCAGTAAATCTGGATGGTGTTATTGCAAACACTTTTCTTCTTGATGGTACTGACACTTCTGCAACAGACAGAAATTTTAATGTTCGACTAGAGGAATTGAACGAAACACTATTGCTTGAGGATGGTTCAGCTGATGCACATGTCGATTTGACTTTTGACGGTGTTAAATTAGAGGATGGTACTGATGGTGGTCCTGGCTTATTGTTAAATGAAGCTTCAGGATTTTCACCAGTATTGGAAGATATTATAAGAAGAGCTATTATTGATGTTGGTGAAGACCCACACAATACTACAAAATCTTCAGCAACAGTTGGGTTACTGCTTGAAGAATCTGACCAAGGGTTCTTTAAACAAGAAGATGGTAGCACAGTTGCAACTACTTACGGAGATGATTTCTTACTAGAAAATACAACTGGATATGGAATAAATGATAAGTTAATATTTGAAGCTGTTAGAATGGAAGTAGAGACTGAAACAGATAAGGTTGGAGTTATTCCACACCAAAACTATTTAAGTTCTACTTTTGATAATATTACACATAGTTCGGATATCTATATAGATATAGGAATGAGCATACCATTGGAAGATGGCGTAGATGACGAGGGTAACGGTGGAAATATAGTTTATGATGGAACAGATGGTTCTTCGACTGATGCTGGAAGTAACATTATGCATGAAGATGGAACTAGAGCAAGCATACTAATAGATTCTGAATTTACTATATAAGTACCGTTATAAATATAAATAACCAGACAGAATAGGGACTGAAAATGGTAGCAATCATTACGGAAAAATTTAAATTACACAATGCATCACAATTCATAGAATCTTTCAGTGAAGCTGCAGCATCAACATACTATATGTTTATCGGTAAAGCTACTGAGTTCAACGGGACGAATGATGGAACTGGCTCAACTGATAGTACGCCGCCCACTCCATTAGATAGTGTTTCTGATGAATTTTATTTTTGGGATCAGATGGTTGCAGCCAAAAAAATTGCATCAACTGATGTACTTAATAGTGTTCCTAGAAGAGATTGGTCAGACGGCACTACTTTCGACATGTATAGAGACAATTATAGTTCTTTGGATACAGCAGATTCTGGTGCGTCAACACTTTACAGTTCAACCTTTTATTTTAGAACATCAGCAAATAGAGTTTATAAAGTTATTAGTAATATTCCAGTTGGTGCAAATACTACTGCTTTGGCATTTGATGGAACAGAGCCTTCTACTGAAGGAACTGCATTATTCACTCATGGTGGATATGTTCTCAAATATATGTACACGATTTCTGCATCAAATCAAACAAAATTTTTGACAACTGATTTTATGCCTGTTATAACTGATAGTACAGTAAGTGCTGCAGCAACTAACGGTGCTGTTGAGTCTTTGAGAGTAACAAATGTGGGTAGTGGAGTAACAGATGGAACTTTCTTTACAGCAATTCAAGGGGATGGTACTAATGCAGGGACTTCATCTGGTGCTATTGCAAGAATTGTAGTTTCCGGCAATCAAGTTCAAGCATTTGGAACGGTTGCATCTACTACTTCTGGTATTCATGCTGCCGGTTCTGGTTATACATATGGAACAATCAATCTTGGTGCTGGGTCTACCTTCTCTGATAGTTCGCTTACATCAGCATCAGCTATGGGCGGTTCTGGTTCAGCAATAGATGTTATTATATCTCCCAAGGGTGGACATGGTTCTGATGCAGTAAAAGAGTTGGGCGCACATTTTGCAATTATTAATACAACTCTATCTGGTGCAGAATCAGACGATATTTTGGCTGGAAATGATTTTAGAAATGTTGGTATAGTTGTTGACCCAACTAATTTTGGCAGTGCCACTGTTGCTACTGCTTCTACTGCTAGACAAACATTTGCTCTAAAGTTTGCATCAGTTTCTGGAACTTTTACCGCAGACGAAAAAATTACCCAAGCTTCTACAGATGCGATTGGTAAAGTAGTTGAATTTGATAGTTCAAATTTAATTCTATATTATCAACAAGAGAGACATGCAGACTTTGGAACAAACTCATCCACGGGTGCTTATGTTGCTTTTAGCGGCGCAAATGCGGTGACAGGTGCTACATCTGGTGCAGCTGCAACTCCAGATGCAACGGCGGATGCAGCAGTCACTCTTACTAATGCAAGCACAATTACCTTCACTGATGGATTTGCAAATCCAGAATTAGCAGCTGACAGTGGTGATATTATCTATAAAGAAAATCGAAGACCAATATCTAGAGCTACAGATCAAACAGAAGATATTAAAATTATAGTGGAATTCTAATATGCCAGAAATTAAAAACTTAAATGTTGCCCCATACTTTGATGATTTTGCAGAAGGAAACAATTTTGTAAAAGAACTCTTCAGGCCTGGTTTTGCAATACAAGCTAGAGAATTAACACAACTACAGTCTGCTTTACAAAATCAAATAGAACGTCATGGGAGCCATATCTTCAAAGAAGGATCAATGGTAATTCCCGGTCAAATTAGTTTGATCAATGTAGCAACTCTCAAATTAACAAATACCTTTTCTGGGGAAACTATTGACCCTTCTCAATATTTAAATGCAGATATTCCTGTTTTAATTACTGGTGCTACCACTGGTGTTAGCGCAAAGGTGGTTGGATTTACTGTTGGAACAGCAACAGATC